GAACGAAATTTTTTGTAGCAACAGGACAATTTGGAGCAGCAACAGGATCTTTTTTTGAGAACAATGGAGGAACAGCTCCAAAATGGACAGCTCAATCTTTTGGATACAATATACATAAAAATGGATTTGTTAATCTTGGTTTTGCTGCAAGTACATCTACTGCCGGATCAGGTGCTGTTAATGCCATATTATGTTTACCTCTTTTAAATATAAATACTTCTTCAGCAATTGGAATGTTTACATATACTTCATTTCTTGGTGTACTTTACATGGATAACAGTGGAGAATTAACTATCATGGTAGCAGTAAACGGATCTAGTATTGTAAACGTAACAAATGCTGATTTAGCTGTAGTATCGTTAAGTATGGGTATGTCATATACAGCAGAATCAACTTAATTTTAAAAAAATATCAAATATAACGAAAAACCAATATTAGCAAGCACACTAAAAAATAAATACATGCCATTATTTTGGCAAATGCATATAGCCACTTTGGGTTCATATCTATTTTCATACTTTTGTAATAACCTTGGATCTGTCATTTTTTACCTTTTTCACAAAATCCCTTTACACATATATAGGTGTTGCGCAATTATTAAACTCAACTAATAGTTTAGAATTTACAGTATCAAATACTACTCCTGTAACTCTTGTTAACAGTTCATTCAATGCAGCAAGCAACACAGTGGTTCAAATAAGTTGTTCATATCCTATAGTTTATATTTAATTTTTATCGAGAAAAGATTTATAAACAGATAATTTCCCGTCTAGAAATGCCTGAATATAATCATTCTGCTCATTTTCTTTTAATTCTTTTTCAATCATATCAATCTGCATTTTAACTTCAGTTTGCCAATCATGATAGGAAAGACATCGTGGGTCATGTATATTTTTCATAAAACTTCTTTACACATATTTTGATATTTAATATTGTCCGGTTGGACTTTCTTTAGTTTTAGGGTTGACCCCGGGTGTGTGCCCGGGGTTTTTAATATACGTACGCCTCCCTCATCACTCTTTTTCCTCCTTTTTAGAGTGGTGAGGTCTTTAATATAAGGGATTATATGAAACTTAAAGTTTTCGCAGTAAGCTTTTTTTGTCTATTTTTAATGACATTACTCTCATGTTCGGCTGTAAAAGGCTACTTTTTCGATGATAAAATATCACAAGATATTAAAATGCTTGAAAAAGACACGGAAGAATATATAGAAAAACCAGCAATTGCTCCAGTAGCAGGACCCGTGAAATCACAACCTGAAGTTAAGGTAAAGTAATGGACGAAGATCAAAAACATTTAGAAGCTGCCATTAAACAATCGGAAGATGGATTTTTCAAAGTGATGTATCCTATGATATTTATATCAGGATTTCTTTTGCTATTAATATTTATTATGATAATGACAGGTCGAATTTAAGATGCCATTAAAAACGGGTAAAAGTAAAGCTACCATCAGCAGCAATATAAAAACTGAAATGGAATCTGGAAAACCTCAAAAGCAAAGCGTAGCAATAGCACTATCTGAAGCTCGCAGATCAGGATCAAAAACACATAAAAAGAAAGGAAATTAATAATGGATAAAAAAATTAAGAAATTAGAAAAAGGCACATCAAAACTTCTCAAAGAAGAGAAATCATTATTGAAAGCTGATAAAAAAAGAGATAAATGTTGTGAAATGGGCAAAAAAGAAATGATGAAAAAGCATAAATAATAATAAAAAAGGAGATGGAAGTCGTATTCCGTCTCCTTGTTTAGATTATTTTCCTTTGTTTCTTTCTTCGATAGCACATAATCTGCCGTGAAAGTCCTTCATTTCTGAATGCATTTCTTTTAAAATAGATTCCAATTTTGAATCTGTATGAAGATATAAAGGTATCGTTGTTCCTAAAATCGTAAACAATACTATTATCATTTCAATTAAAGGTTGCCATTGTATTTTTAATTCTTTTTTTTCATCTTCCATATTTATTTTGCTTATCCATTCTGTTTATTTTTATTGATGCCATCCCCTATTATAGGGCTGATTAGAATAGTATTCACTATTCCCATTTATTAAATTCCCCCGATGATTCTTATCAAAGAACGTATATTTGGGTACGAAAAAGTATAGAATCAACATAATGCAAAAAGTTACAAATATGCATTTAAACATAAATTGTTTTAACGACATGTGATCCTCCAGGAAGTAGAAGGAGGTTTGCGATAGGGCTCTAAATCCATCTCTTGCAGACATTCAATTTTCGAATAGTTTATCATTCCCACACGTGTGACCTGGCATAGTGATAAACCCGATCCCTTTGTGTTTGATTCTCCACTTAAAAATATGAGTTCCTTTCTCAACTCCTCTTTCTTTTTCTCTAATTCTTTTTCTGATTCTGCTAGTAATTTCCATTTTAAAACAGTTTCTTTCCATATTTCATCATTCCTTTCAATGTAATCTTTTTCTGTGGGATCGGGAGGAGCTCTATTAATCAATCGTTCGTAAAAATCCATGCCATTGTGAATCATTTGACCAATATAACCTGTATAGTCTCTTTTGACATTTATAATAACACCATCCACACCATCAAAGCTAAAATAAAACATTTCTTCCACATTACAGATATACATTTGATATTGCAATTGAGGATAGTAATGATCTGGAATATTACCAGAAAGTGCAATTGCATGATCCTTTTCACCAGGACATTTGATCTCGACAATATATTTTCTGCACTCACTCATTCCATCTAATGAAGCCATAGCCCAATCTTTAACAACAACTTTAGGGCTTACTTTTATTCCCGATTTGATCATAAATAGCTCCCTGGCTATTGGCTCAAGATCTAATCCTCTTTGCATGGCTGCATTAGGAGGCTTAGGAGGATTATTGGAAATTTTTTCATTATAAAGTTGTAGTGGGGTTTTCCACGGATTGCTTCCCATGAGAACACAAGCGTCTGTAGCCGTGACTTTTGTTTTTCGCAGGGCGAGCCATTCTGGAGTACCTTGCTCAAGATCTAATATTTGATATTCTGCTAACATGATTTATCCTTTTTTCTAAGTATTCAATGTAACTATTAAGCTTTATTATTTTACCTGCTAAAATCCCCGAAACTAATGCATCGGGGTTTTCGCTCATCTCAAGCCATTCACTGGCGTCTTCTTGAACTTGTCTAATAATGTCTTCTGTAGTCATTGAACCTCAGCAAGTAATAATTCAGGTTTCTCGCCTTGTGCCTTTTGGCGTGCATAATTAACTTCCATATTTTTCACAGCTGCATCTTTCATTTTTTGATATATGTCAGATGGCAAGTCACACAAATTGTCAGTGTTATATTGTTTAGCAATATAGTCATATACCCATTTCCTATATTTATCTTCACACTCACCAAGAATCATATCTAGCTCGGAAGCTTGCTCTAAGCTGATTTTAGGTGTGATGTCAATAGGATCAGCTTGTTGCATCTCTTCTTTAGTGTAGACACCTGACATTTCGGCAGGAAAGGCCTTTCTTAAAGCCTGTGCTTCTGCACATTTAGCTAACATCGTTCTAGGCATATTCACCCACATACCCGTAGCTTTCTTCTCTCCAGTCTGCTTATCTACAAATGTCTGCATATATTCTTCAGCATAGGCACTGGCCGAAACAGTATGCCATGTTCCATCTTTAGTCTGTTTTTTAATGTAAGCGGTTGAAGATATTAAATTTCCCTGTTGATCCATAACGTAAGTAGGCTCGGGACCAGGAGCATAACGCTCTGTCCTTTCAGCAATCAAACGATATCCGTCTATTCCAGTCTGGATAGTCATTGTTTCGCCCCATGAACCATCAGGCTTTTTTGATTTTCTTTTTACTGCATAGATCTGTCTCATGAAGGGATCAAGTTGCGTCTTAGCACATGCCATTAGGAATATTTCAAATTCTTCATTGCTTACACCTTTGCAAATAGAATTCTTAAGAATGTCTATTTGTTTAGCGTTGAAATGTGGAGAGGGTAAATTTGATGGTTGTTGAGTTTGTAAAGCCATCACTTTATTGGTACTTGCGGTCATATTGCTCCTAATTTTTATTAAATCTATTGATAAAAACCATCGGCAGCAATATGCTCATTGCTGCGGTGGCTTGAATGTAGTCTTGGCGGACTATCATAAATGTGAGGCATTCTTGCCACTGTCTCTTAAAACCCCATACTATCTATGGGATCATATTTCCTCTACGTATAAAAGTACTCGATGATTTCTTCCATATTGGGATCTCCTTTTCGGATTGTTCGCACAAATATAACAAAAGACACATATTTAACGCAAGGTATATTCTTTCTTTTTATTTCCTATTATCATTGACATATATTCGCTTGTGTGACTATCATTCCCGCCATCAGGAGGTGTTTATGGAACAAATGAATTTAAAAGTGTACTTAGCTACGATAAATATGCATGTGAAGGAATTCAGTGAGTTGGTCGGTGTCCATCGATGTTATCTATCATCTATCGTATCAGGTAGAAATGTGGCAGGTCCTAAACTAAGAAAGGCCATAGAAGATATAACAGATGGGCAAGTGAAAATGAAGCTCAAGAAATAATTTAATTTATAAATATCTTGTCCCTATTTGCTTTTCCTTGGTAAATACAAAATGTTTAACAAGGAATGCAAAATGATCATCCGCCAAGATTTTCAAGAGACTCCGCCTAAGATGTTTTTGATGCAGATCTTAGACCCTGTCGCAAAAATTTATTTTTTTTTATGGGACAAAAAGGATAAGATGAACAGGATTTCATTCACTTGGATCGAATTGTCCAAGTACTACAATAAGAATTCCTTTAGAACTGCACTGCGAAAACTGTGTAATGAAGGATTATTGAACTATATAGAATCCATTGATGACATCGCGATCGAATTGGTTGGTTGGGATGACATACAGGATAATTAAAAAAAAGAGAGCACTTCTAGAACCCGAAGTGCTCTCTAAAATAACTTTTTCTCATAACTCATAAAAGGACAAGCTCATAACTTGTAAAGGACACTCATAACTAAGGACTAGACGAAATAACGAAAAACAAAACTCTGAACACATTGATGTCAGGGATATTATCGTTTTTCGTTATTTTCTGCTAGTCCTTTTATGAGAAAAATTAACTTTTCTATAAAAAGGATATCCGCATGTCAATTCCTCCCCCAAATTATACCCAAACACCTAATATATTTTTTGATGAGATAATGAGAACTCTAAATGAAGGTGAATTGAGAGTTCTGCTTATTATCATCAGACAAACTTTTGGATGGCACAAACTGGAAGATTGGATAACACTACAATTATTAGCAGAAAAGACAGGATATGATCGCCGCTCGATATGTAGGATTTTGGATAGACTAATAGAAAAAAAACTCATATTCAAAAGAATGGAAGGGACAGCAGGGATGCAGAAATGTTTCTACGGATTAGTGATCGATGGATCAGAAAAAGAAGTTCCAAAACATGACGATGGTGTTGAAACGGAAGAAGAAATGGCGCTCTTTAAAAAAAGTTATACCAGTGACCGGCGGGTCACCCCCCCCCCAATTAAAAAAAGTTATACCAGTGACCGGCGGGTCACCCGACCAGTGACCGGCGGGTCACCCACAAAAGAAACTTATACAAAAGAAAAAGAACAGCAACAAGCAAATGCTGTTGTTGTTTTTGATAAATCAAAAGAAAAAGAGCAAAGCAAAGCAAAAATATACGAATGCCTCAAAGCAGTCGATATTCCTGAAGCGGATAAATACGAAATCTGTAGCAAGTACGAAAACCTCATTGTCGAAAACGCATTAGCGTTCACCGTAGCGAATAAAGACAAGATCAAGTCATCTTTTGTAGCCTATTTGAAGATGGCGTGCTCTAAGGGCCTTAAAATCGAAAATAAGCCTATTCCATTGACTCCCATCGAAAAGATGATGAAACTCTTTAAGAATGGAGGGCTATATAACCAAGCAGAATGCTTTTTAAGCGCAGAATGCATAGCCTTTCAAAGAGGATTGAAACATGAAAGCGTAACAATAAATCAATTTTTCAAATGGGATCACTTAGTAAGTCTATGCAATAGCTTTGGGATAAAAATACCCGATATGGAATGAAATATTAGTAGTTTACATAAATATGTATTTTTGTTATAATCATTATGAAAAAATAACTAGGAGTTATTATGGATAAAAATATAATTTGTGAACAATCTTATAAATTGGGATTAATGAAAGGTTACCTTGAAGAAGTTATAGACTCCAGAGAAGATGCTTTACCCGAATTATCAGCCGAAGAAGTAGCTTATCGAAGAGGGTTCCATCATGGATGGCAATGCGGTAGAAGTAACCCTGAAATAACTAATCAGGAGATCAATGCTTGGAGATTTAGTAAAAAAATAAGAGGTGCCCCAGGCACTCCGCTTGAAGGAAAAGATTTATCTTAACAAGTAAATAATTTATTTGATATATCTCCCATATGGCACAAATCATATGGGAAATTCCATTAAAGACGGTGAGTGAAGGGAATTGTTTCGAACATTACTTCACAAAAAATAAACGACATAAGCAACAACAGCAAGTCATAACGCTATTGTTCAATGCCGAAAAAACGAAAATAGAGCTTCCATGTTGCGTCAAAATGATTAGACTAGGGCCTAGGTACCTTGATGCTGAAGAAAACCTTCCTATGGCGTTTAAATGGATAAAAGACCAAATAGGTGCATGCATATTTCCTGATAAGGTTGTCACCTATGTGACTAAGAAAGGACATATACGACAAAACAAAGGACATGCCGACTCAGATAAACGAATCACATGGCAATATGATCAAGAGAAAAGCAAGCTTAAAGGAATCAGAATAGAAATATCTTTTGATCAGCCGAAAGCTTCTTTGAGTTCTACCACTTGAAATAGGTATTCATCTTTAGAATAAATCCACTCTGTCTTTTGATTTCTTAACTTTTGTAAGATTTTCTTCATCTCTTCATTTTCTTTATGAAGATCAGAATATGATTTTTTTATTTCTCCCATTTCTGAAAAAAGCTTGCGCCTAACTTTTCCCATACTTTCATTCATTTCGTCAATTTGCTTCTGCATAAATGAAATGCGAAAGTCAACTTCATTTTCATTTTTTATATTGAATTCTAATTGTATTGCGTTCATCGCCACCTCTCTGGCGAGCAGTGTGTAGGAAGAAAATTATAAAAACAAGTAAAACAAAATCTATATGTTTGATAAAAGGAATAAAAAGATGGAGATTCCATGATAAATTGGAAATTACAAACACTCAAAATAAAACTTTTGAAAGAGCATGCAAAGAACCCGAGAAGTATTAGCAATAAGCAATTTCAGCACTTGAGCGATATGATTACTAAGTTTGGATTAATCGATAAACCTATCATTAATTTGGATTATACCATAATAGGAGGCCATCAAAGGATCAAAGTCCTTAAGAAGATGAAGATCAAAGAGGTTGACTGTTGGATTCCTGATGTTCAACTTGAACAAGAAGATATTGATCACCTATGCATCGGGCTTAACCTCAATCAGGGTACTTTCGATTATGAATGCCTTGCTAATGAATGGGAAGTTTTGGATTTACTGAAGTGGGGGTTCACTGAAGAGCAACTATTAGGTTCATGTAAAGAAGCGGACGAAGTGCTTGGTGAAATAGAAGAAAAAAAGAAGAAATCAACTACATGCCCGGCTTGTGGTGAGGAGTTTTGAGTGAAAAGTGAGGAAAAAATTGTTCATTATAGAAAATTAGGCAACGAAATATTAGATATGATCGATAATCATAATTTAAAACTTACAGAATCTGAGATCATGACAGGTATAACAACAGCACTGGTTGCCTATGCTATACAGATTTCAACCAAGACTAGTCTACTTAATTACATAGATCTAATCTGGGATTCTGCGCAGGAGTATACAGATGGAATGGATTGATGTTAAAAAAAGATTGCCCAATCAAACGGAATCGATTGGATATGTGTTTGATGGAGATACTATTAGAAACGATGCTAACTTTTTTGAACGCACTGGAATTTGGAAAAGAAAGAAAGCGGCTGGGTATTATGAAACTCTAAAAAATATCACGCATTGGATGCCTTATCCTAAACCTCCTAAAAATGCTTTGGGTAGACATGATTTTCCAATAAATGCAAAGATTGTTCTATAGATGGATATTTAGATTATTCGAGACACAGAAATGACCAACATAACAAGCTGCCCACCTATAAATCTATGCGCAGGTCCAATAAGGTTTAAAAGATATGAGAGGTTAAGCGATGAATGATTTTGGAGGAATTGTAAACATGGCCGAAGAATTGAATAGATTAGAAAAGGAATCACTGAATGTTTGATTGGAATCATATTAGACGGCATGAAGATAAGTTTAGGAGAGATTTGTTATCACCCCCTGAATACTCAGTTCAACCAATAGAAGAAAAAACTTTCGATCCTTTTGAAGAACATTGTTGTAAAGGTGAGGAGACAGAAACTTGGCTGCTTCCTGGTGGGTCTGAATTTTGGCTTATATTCAGAGGAGATCCTGAAAGGTTCACTTGGATTAAGTATTGTCCTTATTGCGGATATCGTCCTCCAAATCTTAGACTTGATTGGGCAAACACTAAAATACCTGACCCTCCTTTTAAGATTGATGGCACATCGCCTGTCAAAGATGCTCATTTTAAAATTGCCAAAGGACGATATGCTTTTCCGATAAACTATGATCCTAACGTGTCACATTAGGGTATTCCCCACGCACAATAAATATATTTATTTATTCACGTCATTTTAGGCTTATTTTCTCATCTTATTGACATCATGTAAGTATATATGTTAAACTCTACTGCTATAAAAAGGAAAAATAAATGAGTGAAGATTTTATATGTGTAGAGAAAATTAGAAATGTCATTTTTGAAATTGACGGGCAGATCTGCTCTATCCTTTATGAATGTGAAATATGCGATAGTCACATGCAATATGTGCAGCTTACTGGGCAACTCGATGGATTATCTATTTGTAAGCAAATGCTTGAATCATTACTTAATGAAAAAGAAAAAAACGAAAAAGTTCAACACCACCAAAACGAACTAAAAAAAATGGGAGTTTAATATGGATGCAGGAATTGTATTAACAGCAGCAGGGACAGTAGTCGCTGTCGTGGGTTCAAACATAGCTTTGATTTCTTGGCTAAGGGCCGATATCAAGTCTTTTGAAACCGAGATTAGAGGTTGGAAGGCTGAGATCGATAAGGAAATGAAAGACTTTCATGGAAAGCTATGCGCTATTGATGAAAGGACTAAGAAATGAGTGAAAATATCTTAATATATCAAGAAGTATTCAAAAGAGATCCTGAATTACAGGAAAATGTTTTCATTGTCCAAAGACTTTATGAAACAGAATCTTTCTTAAAAAAAACGTTACAAGGAATTCCAAAAGATGAACAAGTTGAAAAGTGTTTTAAATCCATGATAGAAATTTGTAAAAATGAATTAAAAACACAGTTTGAAATTATCGGCACCGAGATATTAAAAATGATGTATGACGAAATGTATGAAAGAAAAAGTGCAGACGATGTCTGCACAAATCCTATAAAAGAAAAATAGGAAATAAAATGAGTAAAGGCAAGCGCATCGGATATATCCGAGTAAGTAGTGTTGATCAAAATCCTGAAAGGCAACTCGAAGGAATTGATTTAGATAAGAAATTTACCGAGTATGCATCCGGATCTACATTGCATCGACCTTTATTAGATGCACTAAGAGAATATGTTAGAGATGATGATATTGTATTCGTTCATAGCATTGATAGGCTTGCACGAAATGTAAAAAATCTTCTAGAGTTAGTCGATGAATTTAAGGAAAAGAAAGTAGAAGTTCATTTCGTAAAAGAAAATCTTATATTCAATCAAGAAAACAATGCTTCGTCAAAGGCTATGTTGGGAATTTTTGGTATTGTTGCAGAATTTGAACGTGAACTAATTTTAGAAAGACAGAGATATGGAATTGCTCAAGCTAAAATGATGGGTAAATATAAAGGAAGAAATAGCAAGTTCAATCCTCAAATGTGCGATAAAATAAAAGAAGCAATGAAGACTAGAGAACCAAAAAGCGTTATTGCCGCACAGCTTGGTATTTCTAGATTCACTTTATATCAATATTTAAAAAAAATAAAAAATACTCTGAATTAGGATAAATAAAGGAAATATATAATGTCATATCCTATAGATGGACCTCGTCGACATATCATAGAACCGGAAAAAAAGGAAAAATGTTGTTCTTGCTGGTGCTTCGCAAGAAAAGTAAAAAAAATACAGCAACATGAACGAGAATTCACACAGCATCAGATTGATTTTACGAATATAGTTCGAAAAGAAGCATTCAATGAGGAAAAAAAGTGAAATATAGATAAGGACTGTCAATAAAGTGGTGATTTTATGAAAAAAGAAAAAAGTTATATGGAATTGTGCATTCACTTAGATGGAAAAGAAAATGTATACCTACGTGTGCCAACGGTATGGGATTCTGTGGAAAAACAATGGGTTGGATTCATTAAAACTCCAATAACGCATAGGCTGATATCTGGAAATGGTAAAACTTCTTTTGATCTTAACAATTCATTTAACATAAATATGAGTAAACTAATGGCAGAGAGTGAAGAAATAGCAAAAGAAGTATTTGAAATGTTTATGCCTGCATTTTATTGGGAGGAATGAGTCTATGAAATTTTTTACCATAGATCAACTTGCAGCCTTAGGAAAAAATTGCTTACATTGCAATAAAAAAGCTACGTGGGTTTCTCATAAGGATTCATCTAAATATTGTTGGGTTTCACATAGGGAGTCATTTGCTTATTGTGATGAACATTTTCCATATAACAAAGAAAATGTTTATCTAGATCCTCTGGAATTTATATTCAATCCGAAATAATGAGTAAGGTAATGGGAGGAATGAGTTTATGAAATTTTTAACAATGATGCAAGTTGCCATCAGAATGAAAGAAGCAGGATTGGAAAAAGCAGATTATATAGAGTTTGCTAAAGTTATATGGGAAACTTTAAATTTGAATGAAACGATGGTTGAAGCAATTTCTCAAGATTTAATAGATGAAAACTTTAAGGATCTATTTCATAGATATCCAAGCGGATGGGTCAGCATTGAATATGAATTACCTGAAGATGGAGAAACTGTTTTAATAACCGATGGAGTGGATATGTGTGTTTCATCTTTTCATCGGTATTGTGATATTTGGAAAGGTGGCTATATCATTTCAACAGAAATAACACATTGGATGCCATTACCCCAACCACCAAAAAGTAACTTATAATTAGGATTTGAAAAATGCTTGAAACGTTTATCAAAGGCATGTATATAAAATAAATAAAACATGAAAGTGATATGGTTCGTCCACTAAAAGAAATTAATTGGGATGTTGTAGAAAGATTAATTGAGTCTGGATGTAGTGGAGTTGCCATTGCTTCTAAATTCAGGATACAGAAACAAACTTTCTACGAAAGATTCAAAAAAGAATATGGCTGTAGTTTCCAAGATTACCATACCGATGTGCAAGAGGCTGGATTAGCCGATATCATGTCAATGTTACATGCTAAAGCTTTAAATAATAAGGCTCCTGGCAATTCACAACTTCTTATATTCCTAGCCCGTGTTCGTTTAGGTATGAAAGAACCTGAAACAACAAGCGGACTAGCTGCAAATCAGATTCAATTAGATCAAAGCCATTTGATCATGCAACTACAATACAAGATCTCACAGCTGGAGGAAAATGCCAACATCCGCCAAGCAGAATAAAAGCTTTTGTGAGGCTACCCATCGATTCAATATATGGGTAGGTGCTGTCCGTTCAGGAAAAACATTTTCCAGTATTGAAAGATTTATATATGATTTGAAAAACGGGCCTCCTGGAGATGCCATGATAATTGGAGTTAATCGTTCTACTATTCATAGGAACGTTTTAACTCACTTATATAAAAGACTTGGGTTTCCTTGTCCTTCTCCTATGTGTAATAAAACTCAACTTTATGGAAGAGATGTTTATTTCATAGGTGCTCCTGACGTTAGTGCTGTTACTACTATCCAAGGAAGTACGCTAGCTTTGGCTTATGTCGACGAAGCGGTTTGCATACCGGAACCTTTTTGGAAAATGCTAGAAACTCGTTTAAGCGTTCCAGGAGCTAAATTATTAGCTACTGCAAACCCAGGTGCTCCTTCACATTGGCTTAAAAAACAATATATAGACAGAAAAGACATTCATGATTTAGTTTCTTGGGATTTTCATTTAGACGATAATCCTATTTTGGATGAAACCTACAAAAATGCAATTAAAAATTCTTTTTCAGGTGTTTGGCATAAAAGATTTATTCAAGGACTTTGGTGTCAGGCGACAGGTGCAATTTACCCTGATTTTGATCATGATAATATTTATACTCATCCTCATTCAAACCCTCGTTATTATCTTGTTGGCATTGATTACGGTACAACAAATGCAACCGCTGCAGTTCTTTGCGCTATTGACCCTACAAAATGGCCACAATTTAGAGTCGAATCAGAATATTATTACGATTCTGCTATTCAAGGAAGACCTAAAACAGATGCTGAATTAGTAAAGGACATCAAAGATTTCATAGGATATAAAAATGTTACTGCAATTTATATTGATCCAGCAGCTGCATCATTGAAAATTGCTCTCAGACAGCAAGATTTACCGGTTGTAGATGCCAACAATGATGTTTTATTAGGAATAAAAACATTAAATAAATTTATTTCTGGTAAAAATATTGTTATTCAATGTGCATGTAAAACAGTAATAGAACAATTGCAATCTTATGCTTGGTGTCCAAAAGCAAGTGAAAGAGGTGAAGATAAACCTATAAAAGTTTCCGATCATTCTTGTGATGCATTGAGATATAGCTTAACACCATTTATGAAAACGGGTGAATTTAGTAACCCAGATGAATATTTATCTCATGATCAGCTTATAAGAAAAGTTTTTCATGACGATGATATATACTCGCAATTTAATGCTGGAATAGTTTTTTAACCTGGATTACAAACATGTAATCCTTTATAATCACTCTCAAACGAGAATGTGAAAATGAAAAACTGTTCTGTTTGTCTAAAAGGAATAAATGAGCTCTACAATAAAATTACATCCTAGAATATGCGATATATGTGAATGTGTTGCAGAGATACCAAGAAAAGTAATCTGGAATCCTACCATTGAAGAGCGAGTTACATTTTGCACAATGGAATGTTTTGAAATGTATCTTCATTCAACTTTCTATTATTCAAAAAAAGATTCAATAAAATTGAATAAATAAATCTTTTGTGGTAATTTAAATTTTAAATTCACCACAGAGATTACATGGGTTCGTATGAGTCGGGCAATTACTCGTTAGGTTACATTGATCCGAGTGATGTGCAAGCTAAAGACCTAAAGCAGATGATGGACTGGTTCTACCAATCCAACTATACGACAAACTCTACGTACTGGCTCCAAGGCGCAATCGATAAAAGATTCAAAGTCGGAGATCAGCAGCTTTACAACCAATTCTATGGTCAAAACTCTCAAAATGTACAAAAGTTCTTTTTTAATCTAATACGTCGTCATATCAACATGATTTGTGGTTTTCAAAGAAAGAATCGCAAATCAACTGTCACAATGCCTATTACTGATAAGGATGATCAATTAGCCGATGACTATAACAAAGTCATGAGGTGGGTAGATGATCGTGATGGTTTTCAAGAATATCTTTCACAAGCTTTTGAAGGTGCGTGTGATACAGGCGAAACCCTTCTTCATCTTTACCCTGATTATACATTTGACCCGATATCAGGGGATCTATTTACAGATGCTGTAGCATGGAATAATTATTTAATTGATAGTTATGCTAGAAAACAGGATCTTTCCGATTGTAATGGAATACAACGACGGCGCTGGACGTCTAAGCAAATGGCTAAGACATTAATTCCTGGATATTCCAAAGAAATTGATAAAATGAAACCTGGAGGTTGCAAAGATGGTAGGTTTCCCCTTCAGGCTGAGTTGCAGAATGTTGCGATCAACAACCTATTCACCTACGATGAATTCTATTATCGAACTACTCGAGCCGGCAGAATTATATTGGATCCGATGTCAGGAGAAGCAGTCGAATGGGAAGAAGATGATGACGAAGAAGAAGGAATGATAGAAAAGGTTCTTTATGAGCAACCTTGGCTTAAAGTAAAAAAAGTTGATATACCTACTGTTAAGCTTATAATATCTCTTGGTGACAAGATTGTATATCACGGTAAAAACTTACTGGGAATTGATGCATATCCTTTCGTTCCGGCACAATGTTATATAGAGCAAGATATCCAGTCATATGCTTGGAGAAAACAGGGAATCATAAGAAATCTTAGGGATTCGCAGTTTCTTTATAACATGCGAAAAGTAATTGAGCTTCAGATATTACAAAGCTCACTCAATGCCGGTTGGATCTATCCTGTAGATGTTGTAACAGATCCAAAATGTTT